GAGCTAGCGGGATTCACCCGATAGGAGGACTGACATGGCACATCCGACGACACATGACGGTACAGAGCAGACGCCGCCCCGGGTCCGCAACGTGGCGGGCATCTGTCGGGCGCTGGACATGCTGATCGAGTGGAAGCTCGAGCAGTTGGCAGCAGAGCAGACGATGGCGGCGCAGGTGGAAGAGGCGCAGGTCGAGGAGGTAGCAAGATGAACGAAGAACTGTGGGCCGAGATCTATCGGCTGAAGCACCTGATCCGCGATCTGCGCCAGGAGGTCAATGCGTTGCGCAATGAGGTCAAAGACCTGCAGCGCGCTCACTTTGGCGCTGAGCTCGAGGCCGAGACGACGCGACGAGCTCGCGAGTTTGATGCGCGCCATGCGGGGCGCGACCGATGATGCCGGCGCTACGCCACCTGCTGGCCGGGCTGTGCTGGGGGCTCTTGTGGGCCGGCGTGCTGCTCTCTGGCATCTGGCTGACGGCACACGGACTGCACCTGGGCCTGATGTTGTGCTCGGGCGCGGTGCTGGCGCTGCTGGCAGCGATCGATGAGGTGGCAGCATGACGATCAACCCCAACTGGCCGTACATCGCAGTGATCGCTGGGCTCTTAGCGGCAGCCTACGCCGGGCTGATCGCCTGGCTGAACAATCACCGGCGTCACGGGACGTTCTGGGGCGCTCACGCCTGGCTCGAGGTGGTGATCGGCAACAGCCTGATCATCCTGACCCTCTGGGCACTGGCGGGCCGTGAGGCGGCGCTGTTGGTATTTGGGCTGAACGCTCTCTGGGGCGCACCGATGGTAATCACAACGCTGCTGGCCAACATGCGACGACTCGAACGGGCCGTCGACCAGGCCGGGGCCGACGCCATTGCACGGCGGAGCATCCAGTGAGCAAGCGTCGTCGACCGAGCGCACGCGAGCTACGCGAGGCAGAGCTGGGGAGGTTCGAGCTACCAAGCTTTGCAGCCGGCATGGCCATCGGCCACCTCGAGACGACGCTGCGCCTGTTGGACGCCAGGCAGGCGCGGCATGGCAGCGATCCGTATCTGGATCGTATTCGGGAGGAGGTGACAGCCGCGATAGGAGAGGCGCGGCGCTGGCAGACACTGGCGGCGGCGATGTTGGAATATCCGTACGACAGAGAGGATGACTGAGATGGCAACACTTGTGCAGCAGCCCCTGTATGCCGGGCGCAGCCTGGTGATGGAGCCCGAGACCATCATCTGCCCCAGGTGCCGTGGTCGCGGCTGGCTGGTGATCTCGATCATCGAGCGCGACGGCAGCGAGTGGGATGTGACGGAGGATTGCCCGGCTTGCAACGGCCGCGGGCGCCTGTTGCGGGATGGATCCGCACTGAGAGGAGCAATGAAGTGAACATCGAAAAAGATGTGCAGGTAGCGTTGGATGAGCTGTCAGTGGCACCGACTGGGCTGGTTGAAGCCCTGACGGCTGCAGCTCAAGCGCGCACCATAGTCATGGCCGCCCGGTTCGAGCTCGACGAGGCCAAGCGCCGCCTCGATGCAGCCGTTGTGCACGCTACCGCCGAGGCGATGTTTGGCGCAGGCGCCACGGTTGATGGCAAAAACGCCGAGACGCGCAAAGCTCAACTCGACCTGTACCTGCTAACGTCGCCTGCCGTGGCCAGCGCACAGGCCGGCGTGGAACAGGCCGAGGCCGCGCTGCTCGATGCCAACACGCAGGTGGAGCTGCGCGAGGCTGAGGCGCGCGCGGCCACGATCAGGGCCAGCCTGGCACACCAGCGGGCAGCTCTGTTAGCAGGCTACTGCCAAATTCTGGGCTCGCCCCTGCGACGGGAGCTGAGCGCCGCCCCAACACAAACGTCAGACGATCTATTGATGCGCCCCAAGCCGGGCGCGATGTACCAGCTGTCCTAGAGGGACGATACCCTAGAGGGAGGATACCACCATGACCGCAGATATCAAATGGCTGGCGCAACTGGGCGCCGCAGAGATTCGCACGGACACGCTCGATCAGGAGCGCGAAAGCTACCCCTACGCGCAGTGGGTGAACGGCGATCAGGCGCTGCGCAAGCTTGGCCTGGATGACGTCACCTACACCGGCGGCTGGTTCATCCCGGCCGACCGCATGCCCCTCGACAGCCTGCCCGGCTGGACGCATGGGGCGCTGGCCCACCGCGACGGCAACGAGACCGAGGGTTGGTTCGCTCGCGAGCTAAGCATCGCTGTGATGCACATACGGCGCTGCTGGCAGGTGTACATGGGCGATCACGGCGTCAACTATGCCTGGCGCAGCTATGACGAGGCCAAGGCGGCCGGCGCGCCATTCGGCAACACACCGCGCGGCCGCCTGCAGGTGCTGGGCATCATCCGCGACCTCGAGGCGGCCGGCCCGATCATGCTGACGCTGAAGGGCACCACTGGCATGGCCTTCACCGCCAACGACGGCATCTTTGCGCTGCATCGCCAGCACGTGCTGGTGGCCGCGGCCAACTATGCCAGCAAGGCCAGCAAACGCCGCATCGGCCAGTACCCGCGCTTCTACTTTTGGCTGACGGTGGGCCCCGAGGCCGATGCCAAGGGCCAGCCCGTGTTCACCAAGGCGGGCTCTGGCGAGCAGAGCCGCCTGGTGACGCGCCCGGTGCTCGTGGGCGTGACCAAGGGCATGACGCCGGCCGACATGGGCGCGCTGTATGTCGGCGAAGAGCTGATTGCCACCATCGAAGGCAGCCGCGATCCGGTGACGGGCCGCTGGGCTGAGGACGGCCTGTTCGACGAGACCAGGCCGTGGGCCGAGGCCTGGGATCAGCTCGGCCAGGCCGACCCTAACGCGGTCGAGTACCTGGCAGCGCTCGATGCGGCTGCAGACAACAATGTTCTGATCGACGAGGAGCTGCCCTTCTAGATGCAGCTCGGCAACCCCGGGGGGCACGGCGCCCCCCCGGGCCGGCACCAGGAGGTGCGCAATGTGGAAAGAGATCGAGTGTCCGTTGTGCTATGGCGATCCCGAGACCGATTGCCGGCTATGCCACGGCCGGGGGCGGGTATCGAGTCGCTATGTGCTGCTGTACAACCAGGGCTGCCCGCTCTGTGGTGGCTCAGGGTGGATGATGGTGCTCGGCTCTGGAGCGCCAGATGACCCCGACCACGAGGATCACTGCCCGTTGTGCGCTGTGGCGGTGGCCACGTGAGGCTGCGCCAGCGAGAGACGGAGCTGGTGATCGACCAGGCCGAGGTCGTCGAGCGCAAGCCGCAACGCCTGCCGCGGCAGATGCGGCAGCCCCACCAGGACGAGCCGCTGCTGATGCTCTGCGCCGTGGTGGTCGAGCCGGGCCAGACGGCTCTGGCGCCAGGCACGACGATCTATTGGCCGTATGAAGCCGATGCGTGGGAAGAGGTGTGAGCATGACCAAGTACACGACAACCCAACCCCCCACAGCCTGAGAGAAGGAACCTATGCCGGCAGAGCAATCACCTCACCTCAGCGCTGCACTCTGGTATGCGCGCAAGTTGCACTGGCACGTCTTTCCAGTGCGACCGCATGACAAAAGACCCCTCGAGGCCGGCGGCTTTCACACTGCCACCACCGACCCTGCCACGATCCGCGCCTGGTGGCGCCAGTGGCCCGACGCCAATGTGGGCATCGCCTGCGGCGCCAGCGGCCTGGTGGTGGTCGATGTCGATGCCAAGAACGGCACACCGGGGCTCGAGTCGTGGGCTGACCTGCGCCAGGAGCTGGGCGCCGAGATCGATAACACGCCCAGCGTGGAGACGCCCACCGGCGGCCTGCATCTCTACTATGCCGCTATCGATCGCGCCATACGCAACTCGGCCTCGCAACTGGCCGAAGGCATCGATATTCGCGCCGATGGCGGCTATGTGATCGCGCCGCCCTCGGTGCACCCCAACGGCGGCCGCTACGAGTGGGCCATGTCGTATGAGCCGACCAAGCGCGCCCTGGCGCCGCTGCCGGCGGGTATCGCCGAACGACTGCGGGGTGCGGGCCCGCAGATCAACAACGCCGATCAACCGCCCGTCAACGGTGACGGCGGCATTGTGGCTGGCCAGCGCAATGCAACACTGGCCAGTCTGGCCGGCACCATGCGCCGCCGCGGTATGTCGGCCGATGCTATCACTGCAGCGCTGCAGGCCGAGAATCTGGCGCGCTGCTCGCCGCCCCTCGATGAGGCCGAGGTGGCGCGCATCGCCCTGTCGGTGGCGCGCTACGATCCCGCCATCGACCCCGAGCGCATGACCGATATGGGCAACAGCCGCCGTCTGGTGGCCCTGGCCAACGATGAGCTGCGCTATGTGTCGCAGTGGGGCTGGCTGTGGTGGGATGGCCGGCGCTGGGCCCGCGATACCACCGGCGCTGCTATGCGCCTGGCCCGCGAGGCGGTGACGGCCATCCGCGCCGAGGCCTCGAGCTGTGACGATGACAAGCGCCGCCTGGCGCTTGAAAAGTGGGCCACCGCCTCAGAATCTCTGGCCCGCATCCGCGCCATGGTCGAGCTGGCACAGTCAGAGCCCGAGCTGATCGCTGAGGCCGAGCAGTTCGACGCTGACCCCATGCTCCTCAACTGCCTCAATGGCACCATCGATCTGCGCACCGGCGCGCTGCAACCGCACAGCCGCGCTGACTATATCACCAAACTGGCGCCGGTCGAGTTCGATCCCGACGCGACCCACCCGACCTGGACCCGCTATCTGCACACCGCCACGCAGGGCAATGCCGAGCTGGCCGCCTATCTGCAGCGCGCCTGCGGCTATTCGCTCACCGGCCTGACCGATGAGGAAGCCGTGTTCCTGCTGCTGGGCGATGGCCGCACGGGCAAGACGACGCTGGCCGAGGGCATGCTGGCCATCATGGGCGAGTATGCCATCAAGGTGGCCTTTGACACGTTCCTCGAGCGGCCGCGCTCAGCCGTTGGTCAGGCGCGGGAGGATATCGCGCGCATGGTCGGGGCTCGCCTTGCGGTAGCCTGTGAGGCCGCCGAACACCAGCGCCTCAATGAGGTCATGCTCAAGGAGCTGACCGGCGGCGACCGCGTGACGGCGCGGTTCCTGTATCGTGATTCTTTCACGTTCACGCCGCAGGTCAAAGTATGGCTGGCGTCGAACCACGCCCCCAGGGTGCGAGATGATGACAATGCTATCTGGCGCCGGCTGCGGCGGTTGCCGTTCGAGCATGTGATCCCCGCAGAGGAGCAGGATGAGAACGTTAAGAAAGCCATTGTCGATCCCAACCAGGCCGGCAAGGCGCTGCTGGCCTGGGCCGTGAAGGGCTGCCTGGCCTGGCAGCAGTTGCGCCTGGGACTGCCGGGCATCATCGCCGACAAGACCGCCGAGCTGCGCGCCGAGTTCGACCCGCTGGGCGAGTTCTTTAGCGATTGCTGCATTTTCATGCCCAGTGCCGAGGTCGAGGCGCGGGTGCTGCGCGATACCTACGAGGCCTGGGCCAAGGAAGCCGGCATCAACCGCCTGGTGAGTGACCGCGACTGGGGGCGTCGGCTCGCAGCTAGGGGTTGTGAGCGCGTGGTGAACCGGCGCGGCGGCGTGTTGGTGCGCTCGTGGCTAGGCATCGGCCTGGTGATGACCATGCCAGAGGATGCTGTTACCGGTGATACCGGTAAAAGCCCCTTTTCACATTCTGTTGCATATAGAAAAAATCCTACAGAAAAAGAAAACCAAAAGGGCCATTTACCGGTATCACCGGTAACACCTGCTGGCGATGCTGACCACGATGACCCCGAGGCGGTGCTCAGTGATGGCACGCTGCCGTTCTAGGGAGGCGACATGAGCGAGACGAGCCCTGAATACCTCACCGAGCCGATGGTGGCTCAGCCTGCGCGCCGGCGACTGGATGACGCCTGGTATCAGTGGTGCGCCTTTGGCGATCCCCCGCTGATCTGGCGCCTGCGCCTGCGCCTGGCCGATGGTGAGCTCTGGCTCGCTGAGCATGGCCCTGAGCACCCACAGTATACCGCCGCGGTGCGGGGGGTCGAAAAGCTGCGCGCGGCGCTCGCCCGTGCAGAGACCAACCCGCGCGAGCAGCAACGTCTGGCTACCTGGACGCGCCTTGAGCAAGCCTTTCTCGCTGCCGAGCGCGACTATCTCAGTCTCGTTGGCGGTCCGGTGGTGACGGCAGGCTGTGGCCTCGTGGTCTCGCGGCAAGCGCAGCTCGAGTTGGGGGAGGTGATGTCGTGACCTGGAAGGACACTGAGAGAACAGTGGCTCGGCGGCTGGGCGGCCAGTGGGGCTGGTGGGCCGACGACGGATTGCTGAGGTTGCTGGCATGAGCCGTACAACCACCTGGAAGGCAGCAGAGAGAGCTATCGCCGCGCGGCTGAATGGTCGGCGCACGTCGAACGCGGGCCTCGGGACAGCGGCGCCAGACGTGCTGACCGAGACCTATGCGGTGGAGGTGAAGCATCGCGCGGCATTGCCCAGCTGGCTGCTAGACGCGATGCGCCAGGCGCGAGCCAACGCACCTGCTGGCAAGGTGCCGCTGGTGGCGTTGCACGAGGCGGGCAGCCGCTATGACGATGCGCTGGTGGTGCTGAGGCTGGCCGACTTTCAAGATCTGTGGGGGGACTAGACGCATGTCAGGATGCAGAAGCGCCAAGCGCGCCGTGCGATTGCTGGCGATTCGGGATGCGCTGCATGAGCGGCCGCATACGGTGCAGCAGCTGGCTGCGCGTTGAGGACCTGGTGGGCATCCCCCAGGTGCAGAGCCGCCAGATGATCCGCTGCCCGTTTCACAATGACGGCAATCCGAGCCTAGTGATCTACCCTGACGGCACCTGGAAATGTTTTGGCTGTGGGCTGTACGGCGATGTGGTGGACTTTTTCGCGCATCAGCACCAGCTCACTGTGCGAGAGGCGATTGTTGAACTGTCTGAGCAGGTTGGTTGTGGATGAATGTGCCGATGCTGACCGGCTACAGCAGAGGAGAGGTATGAAACGAGCGCTGCGACTGGTCCAGATCATAGCGATGCTGAAAGACCGGCCCAGGACGGTGGAAGAGCTAGCTGACCATTTCGAGGTCACCGAGCGCACCATCTACCGCGACCTGGCTGATCTGCAGGGCGAGCCATGCTATGCGCCGCTGGTGTGTGATGCTGTGATTCTCAGTGATCCCATGAACGATTGACAGTTTCTGTCGCAGCTGTGACGAAAACTGTCACAGGTAGATGATACGCTCCTGGTGAGGGCACGCCAGGAGCGTGTGCTTTGCCATAGGAATGGCCATGGGGGGGGCGATGAAGGTCGCTGTGTTCATCCGCTGGCTGCTGTCATCGGGTGGGATCGGACTGCTGGGGTTCCGCCTGCTCAGCATTCTGGACACTGACTGGCCGTGGTTTCACAGCCTGCGTTTCGACTGGAAGCGCAGGCTTTCGTTCGTCATCGTGGCAGTGGTGGGGCTCTTCCTCGGCGCCGGGGTGATCCTGTTGGCAGGCTGGCTGCAGATCATGCCATATCCAGCATCGCCCCAGGCCTGGGTCGCCGCGCTGTTTGAGATCGCTGCAGGCGCGGTGTTGTACAGCCAGGATCGGCATGCCTCTCAGCAGGCTCGGCAACGCTGATGCCTAGCAAGCCCTTGCGGCCGTGTCAGCATGCAGGGTGTCCGTTGCCGGCCGTCCGGTTCGGACGCTGTGCACAGCACGCGCGCGAGTATCGCCAGCGCATCGATGCCGCCCGGCCAGGCTCTGCACAGCGTGGGTATGACGGAGAGTGGCGTCGCATCCGCAAGGCCTATCTAGAAGAGCATCCCTATTGCGTGCGATGCGGCGCACCTGCAACCGACGTGGATCACATCCGCCCGCTGTCACGTGGTGGCACACATGATGAAACGAATCTACAGGCGCTCTGCCATGGCTGTCACAGCCGCAAGACGGCTCGACACGACGGTCGCTGGGGGAAGGGGCGTCAGAATCGCTAGAAACAGGCCAAGCCGCGACCGGTGCGGCAGTCAGACTCGTACAACCGCAGGTTAGCATAGGGGGGGTATGCCGGGGCCAGCGCCAAAGCCAACAAGGCTCAAGCAGCTCGCGGGGAACCCGGGGAAGCGCCCGCTGAACATAGCGGAGCCGCAACCACGGGCTGACGCGGGCTACTGCCCACGCTGGCTGCCTGACGAGGCCAAGCGGGCCTGGCGTATCGTGGCGCCCGAGCTGCGGCGACTGGGGCTGCTGACCGTGGTGGATGCGCTGCAACTGGCCGCGTACTGCATGGCGTACGCGCGGTGGCGCCAGGCCAACGAGCTGCTGGAGGAAGAGGGGCTGACGTTCACGACAGACAAGGGCTACGTTCAGCAGCGCCCAGAGGTGGCGATCGCGGGGAAGGCGCTGGCAGAGATGCGAGCACTCGCGCAGGAGTTCGGGATGACGCCGGCGAGCCGCAGCAGGATCTCGCTGCCAGGGGAGCAGACGGAGGACCCGCTGGTGGCGTTCCTGCGCTCGAGCGAGCTGGCGGCGGTAGCTGCGACGGATGACGATGGCCGCTAGACTGCATCCCGTGGTGGCCTACATGCGCGGGGTGCTGGACGGCAGCATCCCGGCCTGCGTGATGGTGCGCCAGGCGGTGCTGCGTCATCTGAACGACCTGGAGACGGGCGCCGAGAGAGGTTTGCATTTTGACAGGGCTGCCGCGGAGCACGTGCTGCAGTTCTTCGGCTTCCTGAAGCACAGCAAGGGCGAGTGGGCGGGCAAGCCGTTCATCCTGGAGCCGTGGCAGCAGTTTCTATTGTGGGTGCTATTCGGGTGGAAGCGCGCGGACGGGGGGATGAGGCGATTCCGCCACGCCTATATCGAGGTGCCGCGCAAGAACGGCAAGACGCAGATCACTGCGGGGATCGGGCTGTACCTGCTGGTGGCCGATGGCGAGCCGGGGGCCGAGGTGTACAGCGCAGCGACAAAAAGGGACCAGGCAAAGCTGTGCTGGGGCGAGGCAGCGCGGATGGTCAAGCGCTCACCATCGCTGTCCAAGATGATTCACACCTGGCGCAGCTCGAGCACGCTGACGATCGAGGCGACGGCCAGCCTATTCATGCCCCTGGGGGCCGACGCGGACACGATGGACGGCCTGAACGTGCACGGCGCGCTGATCGACGAGCTGCACGCCCACCCCACCAGCGCGGTGCTGGATGTGCTCGAGACGGGCACGGGCGCCCGACGGCAGCCGTTGGTGGTGATGATCACCACGGCCGGATATGACCGTCAGAGCATCTGCTATCAGAACCACGAGTTCAGCCGCAAGGTGCTGTCAGGCTCGGTGGTGGATGACGGCTGGTTCGCGTTTATGACGGGCATCGATGCTGGCGACGAGGAGCACTGGGATGACCCGGCGGTGTGGGCGAAGGCCAACCCCAACCTGGGCGTGAGCGTCAAGCCGCACATGCTGGCCAGCCAGCTGGAGCGGGCCCGGCAGATGCCCAGCGCGTTGAACGCGCTGCTGCAAAAGAACCTAAACGTGTGGACGCAGCAGAACACGCGGTGGATCTCGCTGGAGCTATGGGCAGCGAACGGCCAGGGGCCGATCGATGAAGCCATGCTGGAAGGATGCGAGTGCTATGGCGGGTTGGACCTGTCGAGTGTAAGCGACCTGACGGCGTGGGTGATGGTGTTCCCGCAGGATGAGGATCCGGAGGCCGTGTACGTGGTGGCGCGATTCTGGTGCCCAGAGGCGCGGCTGACGGCCGAGGACAATCGCTATCGCGACCAGTACCAAGGCTGGGTGCGCGACGGCTGGCTGCAGACGACGCCCGGTGACGCCGTGGACTATGCGACGGTCAAAAAGCAGGTGATGGATGACGCGGCAAGGTTCCAGCTAACAGAGCTGAACGTAGACCGGCTGTTCCAGGGGTATCAGCTGAGCCAGGAGCTGATGGATGAGGGGCTGACGGTGTTTGGCATGGGCCAGGGGTTCTATGGCATGGCGGCGCCGATGAAAGAGTTTGAGCGGCGCCTGCTGGCGCGAAAGATCAACCACGGGGGCAACCCGGTGCTGGCCTGGATGGCGGATAACGTATCGGTGCGGATGGACCCGGCGGGGAACTATAAGCCGGACAAGGCCAAGAGCGAGGGGAAGATCGACGGGATCGTGGCGCTGGTGATGGCGCTGGATCGGGCGATGCGGCACGGCGAGGACAAGGGCAGCGTGTACGAAGATAGGGGCCTTTTCTCAGCCTAGGGGTGGTGTAGATGGGCATGTGGCTGACGCGCTACCCGGAGCGCAAAACGGTGGTGGTGAACACGAAGAGCAAGACGGTGTTTCGCGGGGTGCTCTGGCAGCGCACCAGGCGGCACCTGGTGCTGAAGAACGTTGTGCTGCTGAGCCCGGGCGGTGGTGCGGCGCCGATGGACGGCGAGGTGCTGGTGCCGGCTGAGAATGTCGAGTTCATCCAGGTGGTGGGCGCATGACGATCGTGCAGAGCTATGGCGCGCTCCGAGACGTGGTGACGGAATGGTCGCCGGGTGCGAGCTATGGCTCGATGCGACTGTATGACCGCTACAACTATTCGTATGCCTGGCTGTATCGGACGCAGCCGAACGTGCGCACGTGCGTTGATTTTCTGGCGCGCAACATCGCCCAGCTGGGGCTGCATGTATTCGAGCGGAGGGGCGAGACGGACCGGCTCCGGCTGCGCGATCATCCTCTGGCGCAGCTGATCAGCAAGCCGAACCCGTGGACCACGCGATACCGGCTGATGGAAGCGCTGATGGGCGATCTGGGCGTCTACTTCAATGCCTATTGGCTGAAGGTAGCTCAGGGCAACAGCCTCAGCTTGCTGCGGGTACCGCCGCCGTTGGTGGAGGTCAAAGGCGGCCTGGCGCCGGTCGCCTATAGCATCGACCTGGGCGCCGGTCGGCAGGAATACGAGCCGGGGCAGATCGTGCACTTTCGCGGATACAGCGCAGAGAGCGCGACGGTGGGACTCTCGCCGCTAGAGACGCTGCGGCGGGTGCTGGCCGAAGAGCAGGCCATGGGCGATTACCGCGAGGGGTTCTGGCAGAACGGCGCACGGATGTATGGGCTCATCGAGCGGCCCAAGGATGCGCCCAGCTGGAGTGAAGAGGCGCGGGAGAGGTTTCGGATCGAGTTCGAGGAGCTGTACGCGGGGACGCGCAACAGCGGCCGCACAGCGATCCTGGAAGAGGGCATGACCTGGAAGCAGGCCCAGTTCGACGCCCAGGAGAGCGAGTACCTGAGCACTCGCAAGCTGACGCGTGAGGAGTGCGCCCGGGCCTATCACATTCCGTTGCCGATGGTAGGCATTCTGGATCATGCCACATTCAGCAACATCAAAGATCAGCACAAGCAGCTCTACCAGGACAGCATGGGCCCGTGGCTGACGATGATCGAGGAGGAGATCGCGCTGCAGCTGTTGCCCGAGTTCGAGATGACCAGCGGGGTCTATGTCGAGTTCAACATCCAGGAGAAGCTGCAGGGATCGTTCGAAGAGCAGACGCAGAGCATGCAGAGCGCCGTGGGGCGACCGTGGATGACGGCGAACGAGGCCCGGGCGCGGCTGAACCTGCCGAGCCTCGAGGGGGATGCGGACCAGCTGGTGACGCCGCTGAACGTGCTGGTGGGCGGGCAGGCCTCGCCGAGAGATTCAGCCCCACCGTCTGATGGCGGCCAGGCCGCGGCGCAGGATAGCGCGGCGCACAGCCACGAGCTCGGGCACAAGGCCGCGCAACAGGGGCGCATCGATCCGACACAGCCGGCGCTGCGCGCTCGCCATGAGGCGCAGTGGCGCCAGGCGATGGAGCGGACGTTCAAGCGCCAGCGGGATGCGATCGTTGGCAAGGTGCCGGAGAAGGCTGCCTCGGGCGAGACGAAGCAGGTCGTCAGCGCAGACGAGATCTGGGATACGGCGCGGTGGGATCGTGAGCTGCGCACCGACATCTATCGGCTGAACACAATGACGGCCACGGCATGGGGCGAATATGTCACCGGCGAGCTCGAGGTCGAGCTGGACGCGGCGCAGATGCTGCCGTGGCTGAGCGAGAACGCGCGCATCGCGGCGGAGGAGATCAATGCGACGACCAAAGCGCAGATTGCCGAGGCGCTCACGCAGGAAGAGCCGCGCAGCATGGTGCAGCGCTTGTTCGAGGTGGCCATCAGCTCCCGTGCGGCGCAGATCGCCACCAGCCGGGTGACCACGGCGAGCGTATTCGGCGCCCAGGAAGGGGCGCGGCAGGGCGGGGTGCGGCGCAAGACCTGGCAGGTGAACAGCAGCAACCCGCGCGATGAGCACAAAGCGCTGGACGGCGAGACGGTGGGCATCGAGCAGGTATTTTCCAATGGCATGCGCTGGCCAGGGGATCCGGCAGGCGGAGCTGATAACAACGCCAATTGCCAGTGCAGTGTGACGTTTGGGAGGGATTGATGAAGCACAAGCAATTCAAGGTCGCGCAGTTCAAGGCACTGGACGAGGCGCAGGGGCAGTTTGAGGCGATCGTGGCGGTGTTCGGCAACGTGGACCGCGGCGGGGATCGGATTATGCCGGGCGCGTTTGCCGGCAGCCTGAAGCGCTGGGAAGAGAGCGGCGACCCGATTCCGATCATCTTCAGTCATGAGTGGGACAACTTGGACGCGCACATCGGCTACACGCTGGAAGCGAAAGAGGTCGACGAAGGCCTGTACGTCAAGGGCCAGATCGACATGGACGAGGACTATGCGCGGCGCGTCTTCAAGAAGATGCAGCAGCGCACGCTGAAGCAATTTTCGTTCGCCTACGACGTACTCGAGGCGAAAGAGGTGGGCGATGCAGATCGGGCTGCGCCGAACCACTATCAGGACCTGCTGGAGCTCGACCTGATGGAGGTGGGCCCCTGCCTGGTGGGGATGAACCCGGACACAGAGCTGCTGACGGTCAAGCGCTGGTTGGAGCGGAAGGCCGGGGCGCGGCACACGTCGAAAGAGTATGAGCAGATACAGCAGATCCACGATCTGGCTGTGGGGCTGGGCGCCAAGTGTTCGTCGGCAGAGGACGACGGCGGCGACGGTGAAGGCGAGACCGAAGACGAGGCTGGCAGCGGGGACGCTGCTGGTAAGTCGAGCGGCCCTCGGGCGAGCATCGTCGCGCAGCGGGTGGCGCTGGAGTTAATTGAGTCGGTATAGCGAGGGCGAGATCGCCCGGAGGCAAACAACATGAATCTGAAGCAGTTGCACGAGAAGTTGCAGGTCGCGCTCCTGGCGGCCAAGGCCATCTGCGACCTGGCGGAGAAGGAAGGCCGCGATTTCACCGCCGAGGAACGGCAGAAGGTCGCGGGGTATCTGGACGAGGCGGCCGGGATCAAGAAGCAGCTCAAGCAGGCGCAGGATGACGAGGAGCTGCGGCGCATGGTGGCCGAGATGGGCGTAGGCCTGGGGGCCGGCGGCGTCAAGGACGATGGTGGGCCGGCGCAGTCTGGCGCAGGCCGGGGTAAGAGCATCGGGCAGCAGTTCATCGAGGCACCCGCGTTCAAGGAGTGGTTCGCCAAGTTCCCGAACGGGCGCATCCCGGACAGCGCCAAGGGCATCATGAGCCCGCCGATCGAGTTCGGCGACATCATCGGGCGCAAGGCGTTGGTGACGGGCAGCGACGACGACAGCGCCGGGGCGTTCGTGCAGACGGACTATACCGGGATCTATGAGCCGCTGGGGCGACGGCCGCGCACGGTGTTGGACCTGATCAGCCAGCGCACGACAGGCAGCGACCTGGTGGAGTTTGTGCGGCAGACGGTGCAGGCCGCGCAGGCCACGCCAGTGGCCGAGGCCAACGTGACGACCTACTCGGGAGCGACCGGCGAGGTCGAAGGCGTGAAGCCGGAGGCCACGATCGGGTTCGAGAAGGTGACTGAGGCCGTGAAGACGATCGCGGTCTGGATCCCGGCGACGAAACGGGCTCTGTCGGACACCGCGCAGCTGCGCGGGCTGATCGACCAGGAGCTGCGCGAGGATGTGATGGAAGAGCTCGAGGACCAGGTGGTGGCCGGCACTGGTGTGGGCGAGAACCTCACCGGCGTGCTGAACACTGCAGGGATCCTGGTGCAGGCGTGGGATACTGACATCCTGACGACCACGCGCAAGGCGAAGACCACGCTGCAGGCCAGTGGGCGATCGCGCGCAACGGCGTGGGTGTTTCACCCCAACGACTGGGAGACGATCGATCTCCTGACCGACCTCGAGGGACAGTTCCACTTTGGCGGGCCGCTGCGCGAGGGGACCAAGAGCCTCTGGGGCGTGCCGGTGGTGGAATCTGAGGCGATGACCGAGGGCACCGGCCTGCTGGGCGACTGGCGCAAGGCTGTGCTGTGGAACCGCGAGCGCACGACCATCCAGGTGAGTGACAGCCATGAGGATTTCTTTATCCGCAACATGGTGGCGATCCTGGCCGAGATGCGCGCAGCGTTCGGGATCATCCGTCCCAGCGCGTTCGTCGAAGTCGATCTGGCGGCCGGCAGCTGATCGTCGCTGACCGGTAGCCGAAGAGGAAGGATGTAGCCCGTGAGGGTGCGAGGATACGCATGAAAGTGCATCAAGTGTGCCAGAACTGGCAGGAAGACCGGATCATACCGCGGATGGCGCGCGCCCTGGCAGAGCGGCTGGGGTGGGGGCTGAGCGCGGCGGTCGATCCCAAAGCAGATGTGGTGCACCTCACGGGCTACTTTGAGGCAACGAGACTGCGGCCCTGGCCGCGGCAACCGGTGGCGGCTTATTTCACGCATCGAGAGGAATACCCGCCCAACAACGCCAAGGCGCGGCTGTTCGACGCCACGGCGAAGCGCGTACAGCTGCGCATCGTCACCTGCCGGATGTACGGCGAGATGGTGGCGCAGCACGGCCCAACAGTCGAGGCCGCGGCGCCCCTCGAGCGCGATCACTTTGTGCTGGCCAAAGCGGAGCGGCGCCCCGGGATGGTGTGCGGGTTCAGCGGGTACACGTACGCCAACAAGCGCAAGGGCGAGGACCTGGCGCTGGCAGCCGTGGGATCGGCGATCGGGCAGCGGGTGGACTGGCGGGCGAGCGGACGCGGCTGGCCAGTGAAGGTCAAGCGCTACGCCTGGGCGGACATGCCGGCGTTCTACCAGAGCCTGGACGTGCTGGTGGCGCCCAGCCGGGTGGAGGGAATCCCCATGCCTCCGCTGGAGGCGCTGGCGTGCGGGGTGAGCGTGGTGGTGCCGTGGCATGTGGGGCTGCTGGACGAGCTGCCCAGTATGCCAGGGATCCACCGCTATGAGCGGGGGAACGCGGCCGACCTGGTGCGGGCGCTGGAAGAGGCAGTGGCCACCAGGCCGAGGGTGGAGCGAGAGGCGCTGCGCGAGGCGACGGCGCCGTACAGCGTGGAGGCCTGGGTGGAGGATCATGCGCAGGCCTTTGAGGCGACATTCTGGGGGGATGCGCCGATGGCGCACCAGGTCGACGCGGGGATGACGACAGTGGAGCCGAGCGGCGATCCGGAGGAGCAGGTCATTGTGGTGACAAAGGCGCCGGTCGAGAGACAGACAGGTAGCACGCGCGGGATCTATTGTGTGGCCTTTGGCGATCCGGCGCGGACGTCGGCGCTGCGGATGATGACGAGCGCCAAGCAGCACATGCCGGACATTCCGATCGCGCTGTGCGCAGCGAAGAAGATCGGGCCCGAGGACGTGCTGATCATTGAACCGGACAGCGACGTGGGCGGGCGCCGGGCCAAGCTGAAAGCCTACGAGCTGGCGCCGGCCGAGTGGGAGAGCGTGCTGTATCTGGACGCGGACACCGAGGTGGTAGCGCCGATCTACCAGTATTTCCAGTGGGTCGAGGATGGCTGGGAGCTGGTGATCTGCAAAGACCCGCACCTGATGGATACGATGGCCAGCTTTGTGCGAGCCAACAACAAGAAGGAGCTGGAGGACGTCCAGCGCAGCGTGCGGACGCTGCACACGCTGCAGTACAACGGCGGGGTGTGGGCATTCGGGAGGAATGAGCGCATCGCGCGGTTTTTCGCTCGCTGGCAGGCGGAGTGGGAACGGTACGCGCAGCGCGACCAGGGGGCGCTGATTCGGGCCATGTACACGGATCCGCTGAAGGTGCTGGTGCTAGGTAACGAGTGGAACACTTTCCCCAAGTATACGAAAGGGATCACGACGGCGGGGCTCATGCACTACCCTGGCGATGCGCGCCGATGGCGGGGGCTGCTTCCCGGACGGATCGACTCTGACGCGGCCTGGGGCAAGGTGAAGGAGTTCGAGCAGCAGCAGCGGGGCCGCAGGCGATAGGGGGATAGGTGGACATTCTGAACCTGGGCGCAGGGCACAAGATCATCGAGGGCGCAGCCAATCACGACCTGCGGCTGGATCCGCGACGCCCACAGATCACAGTGGCACACGACCTGAACGAGATGCCCTGGCCATGGCTGGATGACAGTTTCGACCTGGTGGTGGCATGTGCCGTGCTCGAGCATTTGCGGCGCAACCTGGCAGAGTCGATGGGCGAGTGCTGGCGGGTCCTGCGGCCCGGGGGGGTGTTGCACATCAAGCTGCCCTACTGGAAGAACGAGAACAGCTATACGGACGCGACGCACTATTGGGTGTACGGGCTGGCGATATTCGACCAGTTTGACCCGGACACCAAGCGCGGGCGCGACTATCAGTTCTATGGCTGGCCACAGTGGAAGATCGTGCAACCTGCGCGGTTGAATAATGCGGGGACGTCGTTTTCGGCAAAACTGCAGGTGCGCAAATGAGAGACTTGCTGGTATTGCGCCAGGCGGATCGGCAGGCGGCCGAGCAGGCCAAGCGCTATGGGCTGAAGGTGGTCATCCTGGAGCGCGGGTATGCGCTGGATGGGTGTGGCGCGTGGGACCGAGCGCTCTTTGTAGAGCCCGGAATCGTCGTGCCGTGGCACCTGGTCAGCTATGGGCTGCACTTTGTCGAGCGATGGGATGCCGCGGCGCCATTGTGGCGCTACGGGGTGCTGGCCAAGGACGTGGGCACGCCAGGCGAGCGGGAGCGCACCGCGGCGGTGATCGGCGACCTGCGGGTGATGCTGTACGCCCACGAGCTGATGTTCGTGCGCGCCTCGACGGACGGGCTGGCGTTTCTGGCGGCGCTGGATGAGGAGGTGAGCGACGGCGGCGAGAAGAGATTGGCGTTTCTCCGGGCGATGCATCGGGTCAAGCCGATGATCTGCACGCTGCCGGCGAGCTGGATGGGGGCGCAGGCGGCGAGCGCGGTGGCCAGCACGCGGGCAAAGCCGAGAGGTAAAGTCCCGGGCAGCGGCGCACTCGTGCGGATCGAGATCGCGCCCGGCAGGTATGTGCGCTGCAGAGAAAGCGACGAAGCCCAGGTGCGCGAGCGGTATCGTATGCTGGCGCTGCGGCGCAGCGACCGACGGGCAGAGGAGGCAGAACGTGGGCATCATTGATCCACGCACGTGGCCGGTGGTCAAAGGCGGCGAGCCGCTGACGCTGTACCCGCTGCGGCCAGGGGTGAGCATCAAGCTGACCCTGGCGCAGGCCAGGCAGCGAGGCTATCTGCCCGCGGACACAGATGATGAGGCCAAGCGGCGTGCGCCAGCGGACACCAAGAAGCGCGCGCCGGCGGCCAACAAGAAGCGGGCCCCCGCACCCAACAAAGCGCCAGTGGCCGAGGATGAAGAGCGATGAGCTTTTGCACGGTCGCCGACATCGAGGAGCTGCTGCAGGTGGAGATCCCCGCGGCGAAGCAGACCGCGGCGGTGCGGGCGATCGCCGAGGCGACGGCCGTCATCCAGAACTATTGCCGGCAGACAATCGCGCTCGTCGAGGATGACGAGATCACGCTCGATAGCGCCGGCGGGACGCGACTCGTGCTCCCAGAGACGCCGGTGATCGAGGTGAGCGAGGTGGTCGAGGATGACGAGACGCTGACGGCCGATGACGACTACAAGCTCGGGCAGCACGGGGTGCTACATCGCATTGGCGCGCGGTGGGCGACGGGGATCCAGATCGTAACGGTGACCTACAGCCACGGGCGCGAGACGATCCCGGAGGACATCGCGGCGATCTGCGTCAGGTGCGCCGCCCGCGCGTACCAGGCCGGGCTGCGAGCGGAGCTGCTCTCCGGCGTGCCGGGAATCGCTTCGACGAGCCTGGGGGATTACAGCGTGGCGTTCGGGGCTGAGCAGGGCAGCGTCGCCGAGGGTGTGCTGGGGGTCAGCGCCGCGCCGGTGCTGTTGCGCAGCGAAAAAGAGATCCTGAACCGGTACAGGCGGTATCCATGACCTATTTCACCGCGCTGCTGAACAACGATTTCACGATCTCGCGGCTGGCACCGGTGAGCGACGGCCAGGGCGGGTTCACCGAGGCCTGGGAGGAGCTGACCACGGTGCGAGGGCGCATGCGGCCAGCGAGCGTCGCGGAGATCACCATTGCGCAGCAGGCGCAGCGCGAGATCTCGCATGTGCTGTATGTGGCGGGGACGGTGGAGATCGCTCGTGGCGATCTGGTGACGGGTGGCGGCATCACGGTCAGAGTGCTGGGCGTGCGCAACCCGAGCCAGGCGAGCCACCACCTGGAGGTGGACTGCCGCGAGCTGCAGCCCGCAGAGCTGCAGGAGCTGGATGGCTCGTGAGATACGTGACCAAGTGGCGGCAGAAGGAGTTTGTGGCCAGCGTGCACAACCGGCTCGAAGACCGGATGCACACGGTGGGCAAGTTCGTGGAGACGGAGGCGCGTCGCCGGCTAGAGGGGATCACGACGCCGAGGCCAGGCACGGCCTATCGCCGGCGGATTCTGGCGCCGCGGCTGACCTATGTCATTCAGAGAGAGGACAAGGCGATCACGGCGATCGTCGGGATCAAACGGGGCACCAAGCCGGTGAAGGGCGCGGAGACGATGGGCCTGTATGTGGAACTGGGGAGCCACACCGCCCCACCGCAGCCGTATCTGCGACCAGCGGTGCTCGAGAACAAACGTGAGATCGTCAAGCTGATTGGCGGTGAGGGATGAGCATTGTCTCGAGTGCGCTGAACGACCGGCTGGTGGCCGACGCGACACTGGTGGCGCTGGTGTCGACGTATCGCGGTGAGGCGGCGGTGTTCACCGTGGATCCACCGCCCGACGGGGCAACCCTGCCCTACATCATCAGCGCCGGGGAGGTGGTACAGACGCCCTTTGACACCAAGAACAGCCGCGGCCGGGAGCTATGGCGCGACGTGCGCTGCTATGCACTCAAGAACGGCTCGGCAGTGACGGTGGAGGCGATGGCGGAGCGGGTGCGGGCGCTGTTGCACCGGCAGCCGCTGACGATCGCGGGCTTTGGCGTATGGCTAGCAGAGTGCACGGGGCCAATTGTGGCCGATGAGGACGAGGCATACGGGCGCATCGTGACGGTGCGCATGGGCATCATCGAGGACTAGGAGGCAGATCATGGCGATGAATGGGGCGGATGTGCTGCTGCTGGTGAATACTGGCTCGGAGGTGTCGCCAGTGTATGAGGCGGTGGGCTCGCAGCGCGACGTGAGCTTCGAGGAGACCACCGAGGGGATCGACGCGAGCTCGAAGGACTCGCGCGCTGGGCGGGTGTTGCCGGGGCGCTATGGCGCCAGCGTGAGCCTGGAGCACCTGTACGTGGCGGACGATGACGCCTATCTGGCGCTGAGAACGGCCATGCGCGATGGCACGCTGATCAAAATCCGGCGGCAGGACGAGGGCGTGGAGATCGAAGAGGCCGACGCGCTGATCACGTCGCTGGGCACGGCGGCGCCTGACCAGGACGTGATGGTGGTGAGCTGCGAGCTGACCATCGACGGCGAGTGGTCGGTGGTGGGCAGCTGATGGCCGGCGCACGGGGCGAAACCTATCTGCCCGTCGACGGTGAACAAAGGATGATCTTGTTCACCAACCGAGCACTGGCCATGGCCGAGCAGGCCACGAACAAGCCGATCACGGTGCTGCTGCAGGAGGCGTCGCAGAACCGGCTCAGCGTGACGGATACGGCAGCTCTGTTGCGGATCGGACTGGAGCGCGCGCGACAGGAGCAGCGCATTGCGGGCCGGCCGATCACTCAGGCCGAGGCAGACAAGGTCCTCGATGCTGTGGGCTTTCTGGCGACGGCGCAGGCGGTGTTCCTGGCGATCAACGCGGTGCTGACATTCGCACCCGACCAGGAGGACGAGGACAGCCCCCCAGCGTAGGCCAGGAGGGAAAGCCCTGGGACTGGGATGACCTCCTGGCAGAGGCGCTGCGCGCGGGGGTGTCGGTGGCAGCGTTCTGGGAGCTGACGCCGCGCGAGACACTGATGACCATCGAGGCAGCGATCTGGCGGCGGCGGCAGGAGCGGGAGCGCGATCTATGGCTGGCCTGGCATATGGCAGCGTTGCAGCGGGCGAAGCGATTGCCCACGCTCAAGCGGCTGCTGAGCGGGATGACGCCGGCGCGGCGGCTGAGCGCCGCAGATGAGGCGGCGCGGCGAGAAGAGTTTGCAGACCTGACGCAACGGATGGGAGAGCGGCATGACTGACGGAGGCTCGACGCTCGGCACGGCACAGATCCCGGTGCGGGCAACGCTGGACAAGCTGGACAGCGACCTGAAGGGGTTGCAGGGCAAGCTCGAGAGCAGCCTGAAGGGGATCTCGAGCAAGGTCTCGGCGACGCTGGGCAAGGCGCTGAAGGTGGGCCTGGTGGGCGCGGGGGCTGTGGTAGCAGGTGCCACCGCGGCCCTGGCGACGACGATCGATCCGGCCAGCGACCTGGAAGAGACGGTGACCAAGGTCGGCGTGGTGTTCGATGACCAGGCCGAGCGGGTGATGGCATTTGGAGAGACGGCGGCCAAGGCGTTGGGCATGACCAAGCAGGAGGCACTGGCGGCGGCGGGGACGTACGGCAACCTGTTTCGCGCGATGGAGATCTCCGAGGACACGAGCGCCGACATGTCGCTGGGGCTGGTGCAGCTGGCGGCAGACCTGGCATCGTTCAACAACATCGACCCGGCGGTGGCGCTGGATAAACTGCGCGCCGGGCTGACCGGCGAGACGGAGCCACTCAAGAGCTTGGGCGTCAACATCAACCAGGCGCTGTTGCAGCAAAAGGCGCTGGACATGGGGCTGTGGGACGGCGTCGGCTATCTGGACGCCGCCGCGAAAGCCCAGGCGAGCTATGCGCTGATCATGGAACAGACGACGCTGGCCCAGGGCGACTTTGCGCGAACGTCGGACGGACTGGCGAACCAACAGCGCATCAACGCCGCGCTGTTTGGCGACATGAAGGCCAAGATCGGCACGGCCGTGTTGCCGGCGGTGACGGCGATGCAGCAAGCGCTGGGGCGGCTGGTGCAGTCGGACAAGTTCCAGCGGTTCCTGGAGGGCGCGGTTGGTTGGCTGGAAGTGGCCAGCACCAAGCTCGAGCCGGTGGCCGAGGGGATCGGGACGATCGGCGAGGCGGTGGGGCGGCTGTTCAGCGGGGATGTGAGCGGGTTCACGACGCTGCTGGCGGAGGGGCTGTACACCGTCACCGACGCGCTGGGGATCGGGCGCGAGGCCGTGCAGCCGTGGATCGATGGGTTCACAGAGCTGACGCAGACGATCGGCGGGTTTGTCACCGAGCAGTTGATCCCGTTCGTGAGCGAGCATGCGGAGGCATTCAAGGCGGCGCTGATCGGGATAGGGGCGGTGCTGGCGGCGGCGACGATCGCGGGGGGCATCGCGAGCATCGTGGCGGGCATCGCGAGCATCGTGGCGGCTCTGAACCCGGTGACGCTGATCATCGCAGGGATTGCGGTGGCGGTGGGCCTGCTGGCAGCGGCCTGGGCCGAGGACTGGGGCGGGATCCGCACGTGGATGACGGATGTATGGACGAACACGCTGCAGCCGGTGTTTCAGGCGATCTGGTCGTTCATTGAGGAGAACATCATCCCGGTGCTGTCAGCGCTGGGCGAGCTGTGGCTGGCGTTGGTGGTGACCGAGTTCGAGATCCTCTCGGGGCTGATCACCGAGGCCGTGGTGCCAGCGCTGACCGCTGCCTGGGAGTGGCTGCAGAAGACGGCCGCTATCGTGGCTGACAAACTGTCGCCAGCGTTGACATGGTTGAAGGAGCACTTGCTGGATCCGCTGGGCCAATCTTTGGGCACGGTGAGCGAGCTGTTTCAGAAGATCACCGACAAGATCAAAAAGTTCACAGATGGGGTGAAGGACATCCAACTGCCGGACTGGCTAACGCCTGGATCGCCAACGCCGTTCGAGCTGGGGCTGCGGGGGATCAGCTCGGCCATGGGGCAGCTGACGCGGGTGCAGATGCCGGCGTTCGAGGCGGCGCTGACGCAGCGCGAGCTGGTGGAGGTGGCGTTGGGCGCGGGCGCAGGCGGCGGGAGCAACACGACCTACAACCAGCAGCGGTATGACATGCCGGTGACGGTGATGGGGGGCACGGTGAGCCAGGTGCGGCGCGGGGTGTTGGATGCGCTGCGGATGAGGGGTGTGCGGTGAGCTACAGCTATGTGCAGTTCGGGGAGCTGACGCTGCCGGACATGATGCCGGGAGATGAGGTGGAGGAGATCGGCCTGGGGCCGGCGCGTGATGGGCGGGTCACGCTGCCCGACGGCGGCTGGTTCGACGCCTATGGTGACGAGCAAGCGCCGCTCGAGCCGATGACGGTGCAGGTGCCGGCCACGTTGCAGGCCGAGACGGTGGCAGCGCTGGATGCGCTGTATCAGAGCTGGCAGGCGCTGGTGGGCACGCGAGGGGCGCTGTATCGGCAGTGGAGCGGTGACGGCAGCGAGCAGTGGCGTGACGCACGGCTGATGGAGATCCGCGTGGTGGGGGGCGGCTACACACACAATTATCTGAACATGGTGCTCGTGTTCGCGCTCGTTGGCCTGGCCTGGCATGGCGATGCGCACGGCAACAATCTGGTGAGCAATGGCGACTTTGGCCAGGACGCGCTCACCGGGTGGGTGTTTACCGGTAATGGCGTGGCGACAGTGACCGACCATGCGCTGCAGCTCCAGACACTGGACCCTAATATATTCACAGCCACCTATCCGCTGTCTGTCGTCGCGGGCGCTAGATATGTAGCAATGGTCAAGGCCAAACAGCAGGTCGCTGCCAACGCGGCTTTGACCATGCCGGGGTCTGCACCGGTGGTGATCGCCGCGGCCGGTCCCGTGGAAGAGCTCGTTTGCACCAGTGGGGCGATGCCCAGTGCGAGCGAGGTGCTAACGCTTTCACTTGGCCCGGGGGGGGGCGACTTTGCGACGTTCGACGATGTGATGGTGGTGAAGGTGGGAGAGTTACAGCTGCTGACCACCTCGCCGGAGGCGTTCGAGCTGAGCAACGGGGGCAACGTGCCAGTGCGTGACGTGGTGATCACCGTGCACGCAGGGTCGAGCGCGATCACAGCGTTGGAGATTGCCAACGCCAAGACGGGGCATGTCAGCGACATCAGCTATGACGTAAGTATCGTGGCGGGTGAAGAGCTGGTGCTGGACTGTGGCGCATTCAGCGCGCTGAACGATGGGGATGACGCCTGGGCTGACCTGGCGCTGGAAAGCGGCCACGCGATCGAGGAGTGGCTGCGCCTAGGGCCAGGAACCAACGCGATCACGGTGACGTTCACCGGCGGCGGCACGGGCAGCTGGATCCGGTTTGAGTATGCGGATGCGTGGGTGTAGGCGATGCGCATAGAGATCACCAACGCGGCGGGAGTGCGGTACGGCGATGGGCCGATCATGTCGGCGACCAAGTGGAGCAACCACACGATTCTAGACGCTGCTGGCCAGTTCAGTTTCGAGATGCCGCTGGGCGATCCGCGGGCGGCGTTGATTCAGGACAAGCGCCATGCGTGGTGCTATGACGATGACAACGAGCTGATTGGCGCTGGGATCGTCGAGCAGCGGCGCTTTCGGATGAGCGCAGGCGTGCCGATGCTGCAGGTCAGCGGCGACGACCTGCTGAGCGAGCTAGCCGATCTGCCGGTGGGGGCGCTGGAGCTGTACACGACCAGCCAGCGCGCGCCAGACTATGTGCTGCTCTGGGAGGATGGCAGCAGCTATGTCGACTGGTCGTCCTATCTCTGTGATAGCGATCCCGATCACCACCGCAGCTACAAGCTCGGGCCCGAGGACGCCATCCTCGTGGGCGACGCCGATCCCTTTGATCGGCTGGAGTTTGGGTTCGACGGGTACTGGAACAGCGACGGCGCGACGGTGACGCTGGGATACTGGGACGGCAGCGACTGGGCCGAGTGCGCGATCATCAGCGATGACATGAACGTGGACGGCGTGCCGTTCAGCCGGGATGGCGTGATCCGCTTTGAGCGGCATGGCGACTGGACCAGCTCGACGATCGACAGCAAGAGCGCCTACTGGCTGAAAATCAGCGTCAGCGAGAACCTGGACAACACCTCGGATATGGCCTGGGGCTATATCGATGTGATCCAGGAGCTCGCCGACCCCACGCCGCTGGCCGACATATTCGCCCTGAGCGTCGTCAGCGCGAAAGGTTGGAGCCTCGACACCGACGTGCCGTACAAACCGGAAGCAGAGAATGGATTCTACGGCCGCTTTTTGAGCGGTCAGAGCGTGCTCGAGGCGCTACGGGCTATCGCGGCGCAGACCGGTGAGCATTTCCGCCTGGGCACGGGGCGCAAGATCCAATGGCTGGGCGATGACGAGAATGCGGCCGCGGTACGGGCGGTGCGCGACACCGGCTCGCCGCGCATCTGGGACAATGACGATGTGGCGATCATCACAGAGCTAGAGTACGTCAGCGACAGCTATGAGCTGGTGACACGCATCTATCCCTACGGTGACAGCATTGATTTGAGCGATTGCACGCGAACACCCCCTGCCGGCTATACGCTGGACACGGCGAACAACTGCATCGTCAGCTCGGCGCAGGAAACAGCGCTGGGCGGGTATCGTTGCGACCGCACCAAACGCTGGCGGGAGATCGGCGCCATCGTCAGCGACGTGACGGCCGATGTGAATGCCAGCAACGCGCTCTATGACGTGGCGCTGGCCTGGCTGCAGGCTCACGACCGGGCCATCACCACGGTGCAGACCAAGCTGATCAAGGTTGCCAAGGCGGTGCTACCTGGCGAGAAGCTCACCGTCGACTTTCACTCGTTCGTGGGCGATTACGAGATGGTGGACATCGCCGACAGCTACTGGGTGCTCGAGGTGGAGAACAGCATCGACGCCAACGGCATCCGCACCTGCTCGCCGCTGCTGGCCTCTAGTGATTACAGGCCGGTGACGGATGCCGAGGAGATGGCGGACCTGGTCAGCAGTGTGGGCCAGATCTCGGGCGGAGGCGGCGTCACCACAGTGGTGGCCAGCGACCAGAGCACGCTGGTGGAGCAGGGCGCGAGGGTCTATCGCAGCACGACGCAGAGTATCAGCCACAACACTATGACGGCAATCTCGTTCGACGCTGTGGTGCACGACACGGACGGCTGTTGGACAAGTGGGGCGCCGACGAAGCTGTATGCAAAGCACGCCGGGTACTATGTCGCCGGCGGACAGATGAGCATGACGATGGGGGCGACCGCGGCGGATGTGCTGCTGGTGGTGCGCGAGGGTGGGAACAACTATCTGGCGCAGTCGGGCATGCGCGCAACGGCCAGCACAGAGGTGGCGCTGAGCGTCAGCACCGGGATGGTCTGGCTGGACGTGGACGACTATGTGGAGATCGTCGTGCGGCAGATTCAGACAAGCGGCTCGGCGGCGCTGGACCTGTCGGCCGCGAGCGGGAGCTATCAGCAGTTCAACAACGGTTGGCTGCAAAGGATAGCGTGATGACAACACGACTCCAACATCCTTGCCCCGGCGCATACGTCACCCAGCGCTTCAGCCAGCGCCATCCCGGCCTCGATCTGGCGCTGTACCGCGGCGCGCCGATCCTGGCGGCTGAGACGGGCGTGGTGACAGTGTGCCAGTGGGATAACCAGGGCTATGGTAACCGCGTGGACATCGAACACATGCAGATCGGCGTGGCCACGCGCTACGCCCACCTGGATAGCGCCCAGGTGCAGCTGGGCGAGCGGGTAGAGCGCGGGCAGGTCATCGGCTACATGGGCAACACGGGCAACGTGATCCCCATCACAGGCGACGGCACGCACCTCCACTGGGAGGTGATCCCGCTGCCGAGAGACTGGGATAGCGCCACGAGCGGCAGGGTGGATCCTGAGCCGTGGCTAGTGGAAGAACAGGAGGCCCCTATGAGCAAACACATCCTATCGTTGCATACCCAGCGGCAATGCGAGCTGGGCACAGAACCAACAGAGACGATTCGCAACAGTGCCCTGCCCTGGTTCAAGGCCATGGATCCCGATACCTGGCACGCGCCGGTCAACGTCATGTTCCCCGGCAAGCGCGTGGTGGTGCGGCTGCACCTGGGCGGCAGCACCGGCGACGCCAGAGAGCACGAGTTCATGCGGCGTGGGGCACAGGGAGCACGGGAGTACATCGCCCTGCTCCAGTCACGCATCGACAAGTGCATCGCCGGCGGGGTGCGCGACTTTGAGGGGCCCAACGAGATCCACCCCAATGGCACAGACAACCCGTGGGATGCGTTCATTGCGTTTCAGTGGGAGCTGGCGCGCTACTATGTCGAGCGCGGCTGTCGCTACTGGGCGCTGAGCCTGGGCGTGGGCTGGATGCCGAACATCCCCGACATCAGGTACTTCAAGGATCTGCTGCTGTACTGCGCGGCCAATGGCGGCGGCCTGGCAGTGCACGAGTACGGCTGCCCGTCGGTGCTCGATGGCGGCGGCTGGTGGACGATGCGCATCCGCAAGACGCTCGATGCCCTCTACGATGCGGGGGTGTTCCCCGGCGCGATCCCGGTGATCATCACCGAGGCGGGTATCACCTGGGCGCTGCGCGGCGATGCTGACACAGGCTGGAACAGCCACCCAGGCTGGGTATACCCAGCGCAGTACGGGCTGCCAGAGGGCATCATGACGCGCGAGCGCATCTGGCGGCAGATGCTGGCCTATGAAGAGCGCATCATGGCCGAAGTGCCTGAAGTGCAGATGATCAACTGGTTCACCACGCTGCCCTTTGGCGACTGGATCACGTTTGACGTGAACACAACGATGGTGGGCTGGGTGTGCGCGCTGTACGACGGCGCACCGCCCGTCGAGCCGCCGCCACCGCCATCGCTTGAGCAGCAGATCGGCGACGCCATTCAGGCGCACATCATCCCGCTCAACCCCAACGCGGCGTTGGAGCGCGCTGGCATGGCGCAGGGGCTGCTGCCGGCCAGCGACGAAGTGCGCGATGTGCCCGGCTATGTGGCGCAGGCGTTCCGCGAGCCAGGGCAGGAGCAGTGGCAGTTCATCGGCTACTGTGCGGATGGCGACTGGGGCAACGTGCTCTGGTTCCGGCGAGCCAACTGACGGCATGTTACAAAATAGTGCCGGTGTTGTTGCAGAACATCGGCACTATTGAAAAGCTCTGAAACGCGCAACCCCCCAGCGCGGCGGCCGGCCAGGACACACCGCGCCAGAGGGCATGATCATCATAGCATAGTCTTGGCGCCATGCACGAAAGGGCGCAAAGAATGGACATGGCAATTTCGGTTGGGAACCTGCTCACCATCGCCACGGTGATCGTCACAGTGGCCGTAGCCTGGGGCGTGATCCGCACGCAGGTGGCCACCCATGACCGCAAAATCGAGACGCTGGAAAAGCTCCAGGAGGATAGCCAAAAGTGCCAGGCGGCGCTGGATGTGAAGCTGGCGCGCATCGAGACGGATTTGCAGTGGATCAGACATGCGCTGGCAGGTGAGAAAAAGGCGGGTGAGTGATGACCCGTCGCTTGCTGGTATTCCTGGCAGATACACACGGCGGGCACAAGCTCTCACTGATGAATCCCGAAACGTGGCTGCTGGAACCTGAAGACGGCAGTTTTGCACCTTACCAACCACAACTGAGCGCCACCCAGCAATGGCTCTGGTATCACTACCAGGCCGACATCGCGCGGGTGGCTGAGATCGCTGACGGCTGCCAGGTGGATGTGTGCCATGTCGGTGACGTGACCTGGGGCACGCGCTATCCGGCGGGGCTGGTGAGTTCACGGTTGGCCGATCAGCCGATCATCGCCGCGGCGAACATGGCGCCGTGGCTGGCGCTGCCCAACGTCGCCAGCCTGCGGCTGATCACCGGCACCGACAGCCACGAGCTGGGCGAGAGCAGCGCGCCGATACTGGTCGCGCGGGAGCTGACGAAAGATCACCCTGACCGGCCCGTGGGCGTGCTGAGCCACCTACTGGGCGACGCCGATGGCATGATGGTGGACGCCGCGCACCATGGCCCACACCCAGGGACCCGCACCTGGCTCAAGGGCAACCAACTCAGGTACTATGCGCGGTCGCTGATGGAGCAGGAGATCATCGCTGGCCGCGAGCCGCCGCGGCTGATGGTCAGGGCGCACTATCACGAGTACAGCCGCGAGACGGTGCGCGTCAGGGGTGCGCGGGAGTATGTGACGGACATCATCGTGCTGCCCAGCTATGCGGGGCTGACGCCCTACGCGCAACAGGCCACGCGCAGCATCAGCGAGATCGGCTGCGGGCTGGCGGTGGCTGAGGTGGTGGATGGCGAGCTGCGCGAGATCGTGGCACTGGAGCATACAAAGGACGTGAGAGCGAGGGTGAGCCTATGACCAGTTGGGCCGACATCACCGTGGACGAGCTGCGTGACGAGCTGGACGCCTACATGGGCGATGAGGGCATGGGCGTGGCTGATGGCTGGTATACGGTAGACGAGCTGGCGGCGCTGTATGGCGTAGACGTGCATACGGTGCGCAACTGGATCAGGCAGCTGGCGGCGCAGGGCCGCGTGGAGCATGGGCGACGCCCGGCCAGGGGGCTGGATGGGCGTAGGATCAGGCGGAAGGTGTATCGGTTGGTGGAACAGGAACAGGAACAGGAGGAATAGCCAATGGCTAACAGTAAGTTTCGAATCCTTGACGGGCTATACAAACGGCTGATTGACTGGGGCGATGATCATGTGGGCGAGCACGTCGCCGTCACGGCCGTGGACAGTGCGGGCAACGTCGCGGCTATGCCTATCACTGGGCCATTGACCGATGCCGAAATGCGAGCCAGCGACGTGGCTGTCACGCTTGACGGCGAGAAGGTGCTGATTGACGAGGACTCGCTGCCAGCGTCACTCACCGAGACGACGGTGACCGTGGCGCAGGGCGAGAGCGAAAGCGGCGAGGTCGATCTGGCTGGTGCGGCAACGGTGATGATCTACCCGCCCGCTGCGGTCGAGGCGACCACGGCACAAATGTCGTTCAAGGTCGGGCGCGTGACTGGCAGTAGGGCGCAGCTCAATGACGAGTACGGCGTGAAGCTAGTGATCCCGTTCACCGCCGCACAACCGATTCGAGTACCCGCCTCGATGTTGCCAGCGGTGCGGTTCCTGAGCATCGTGCTCGAAACTTCGGGCGGCGCTGCGGTAGCGCAGGCCACGGCAGCGCGAGAGTTTGTGTTCGTGACGCGGAGAGTCTAATGGATAGCCCGCTCTTGACTACGTTGGATGGCCGCCATCGCTTCGTAGACACCTTCGACGCGCTGCGCTGGCAAACGGTGGCGGGCACGCTGACGGTGAGCGGCGGCGCGTTGCAGGCGAGCGCGCTGGCGGACTGGGGGCCGAACCTAATCCCGAATGGCGAATTTACGACAGATATGGGTGGGTGGGGGGTGGTGCGCGCCACGCGTGCGCGCGTTGACTCTAGCGCAGACCCAGGCGTCGCCAGCGGCGGTGCTGATAACTATGTGCTAAAGATCGTCGCCACAGATGATTCTGCCGCGTATACATACTCCTCTGTCCCGACGTGGCCGACATTGCCCGGAGCAGCCGTCACGGCGCGGTGTGTGATGTACATGCCTAGCAGCAACTCAGCAGTAGGCGGTCTGTGGCGCATCTATGTTCGTCCTGGCGCGACTCTGGACACTGATGATGCGTGGACAGCGTTATCCACGACGCAAGTTATGATTCCTGGCGACCAATACGTGCGGGCAGATATTGGCCCCACTGGCCTGGCCATTGGCGATGTGCTGTACCTGGACTCCGCTTGTGCTTACCGCCAGAACGCCGCCGCCATCCGCAACGTTGCGCCCGCGTTTCGCGCTCGCCTTGCGCACATATCGCCCGCCGCGCCTAGCGTGGTGCCTGCTGGCTGGATGTTCCGCTACACCGACGCGCTCAACTATTGGGAGCTACGGCTACTGCCCAACACTGACGGCAACGACTTACAGCTCGTCCAGGTGACGGCGGGCGCTGAGACGGTACGCGCCGAGGCCGACGTGGGCTGGACGGCTGAGGGCACAGACGAGATTGAGCTGACCGTGCGTGGTTCCAACATCACGACGCGCTATAAAAAGGCTGGCGGCGTGTGGACGGCTGGCCCGAGCTACGCCAGCGCAACACAGGGCGCACAGTCGCCGTACATGGGGCCGATGCTCTACGGCACGACAACGGCGCGATGGGCGCGGGTGGAGGTGGACTGGTGAACGTCGCAGATTTGCTTGGCCCGTGGCACAGCGTCGAGGTGACGGACGCCGAGACGGGTGAGACGCGCACCGATAAGCGCAGAGTTCCGCAATTTCTACACGACCACGGCGACATGGAGTGGCGCGACGTGGCCGCTCAAGCCGCTGAGAGCATACCACCGCAGCCGTCACTTGGCATCTGGCGTGTGTGGTGCAGTGACGAACAGCTACAGGCGCTGGCCGCTGATGCAGCCTATACGGTGCTGCGCAGCGCTGAGGTGGACGCGCCCAACGTGGACGCCGACACATGGCCCGCGCTGGCCGTGACCCAAGAGCGCGACGGCGAGGGCCACGCCTTCCCGCCGCTGCCCGATAGCGGCTGGCTCGACGCGGGCGCGGTGTACCAGTACGGCGATGGCGCGGTGATTGTGAGGCAGAGCCACCAGCGCACTGAGCACGAGCCAGAGGATGTGCCAGCGCTGTTCATGGTGTGGCGAGAGGACGCGGCGAGCGTGCTGGAATGGATTGCTGGCGAGCAGGTGACGGTTGGCACGCGGCGCATGTATGAGGGCGTGGAGTATGAATGCCTGCAAAGCCATGTGACACAGACCGCCTGGGCACCACCTGCGACGCCATCCCTGTGGGCCGTTGTGGTCGCCGAGCCAGAGCCCGACGATGAGTGGGCCGTGGGCGTGAGCTACAAAGTGGGCGACGTGGTGACGTATCAGGGCCGCGAGTATCGCTGCCTGCAGGCGCACACGAGCATCGCCACCTGGACGCCGCTGGTGCAGTCGTTGTGGCAAGCGCTGCCAGAGTCGTACTGATGACGCGGCGCGGGAAGTGAGTGAAGACTAGGAGGTTACCATGGATGTTGGTGCTCTGGGCGCGGCTGTGGTGAGCCGGGGCTTTTGGTTGTAACCTACAGACCTCCGTCGTGGCGGCGATAGGGTAGTTGCGAACTGCTAGAGATCTTCGCCCAGATGACCGATGAGACGTGGCTGTTGGTTACGGTCGAGGATGATGCAGGGTATCGAGCTGATCCAGCAGACTGCGTAGTTCGCCCACTTGGCGAGTCATGGCCGCGACGGTGGTCTGCCAGTTGAGGAGCTGGTCCCGCTCGGCCTGAATGGCGGTACGGGCTGTGGTGATCTGGGCGCGGTGGTCGCGCATTTGATGATCGTCTATGAGACCGCTGAGGTAGCCGTGCGTCAAGCGATCTGACCGCGTTTGGAGAGCATCAAGATCATCCTCGAGTGTGGCGAGGCGCTGTTGAGCGGCTTTGTCATCATAGTGTTTCTGTAGACGAGCATAGTAGAGATTGGGATCGTTGAGATACGCGCGGATACGCTCCAGAACATAGCCCTCGACGCGCCAGGCGGGGTTGGAGTTGGGCACGCAAGCCTGTCCCATAGCATGATTATATTGAGAGCAGCGCAGGTAGATGCGTTCTTTGTCGCCGCGACGGTTGACAGAGTAGGCCATGCCCCAGCCGCAGTGCGCGCAACGGCATAGGCCGGACAGGGGGCGGATGGTTCTGGCGCGGTGGATGGTGCGCGCTCGGTTGACGCGACGGACCTCTTCCCAGAGTTCACGAGTGATGGCTGGCTCGTGGATCCCCTCGTTGGTGTAGCCACCCCAATGCACAATGCCGGCGTAGAACGGGTTGTTGATGATGCCTCGCACAGTGCGTTCAGCCCAAGGCCCCCCATGTTGCGTAGCCACCCCCATCGCGTTCAGTTCTTTGGCAATGCGGGTGTAGCCCACGCGGTCTAGTCGACGCTGGAACATCCAACGGACCCAGTGAGATTCTGCAGGATCCATGAGCATGGGGCTGCTGGGCGTGGCAGGCAAGCGATAGCCATAGGGCGGCGAAGAACAGGCGCCATGCAGCCCCCGGGCGATGCGACCCCGCATACCCACCGCATGACGCGCCACGCGCTCGATGGTCTCGGACTCGGCCGTCCACCCCTGGATGAAACGAGGCAGGCGCTCGATGTGCTGCTGGCCGCGGGTGCGCTGCCGAAACTCGTCAGGTGACAGGGGTGGCGTGGGAGCGTTGAGCAGGTAGACCTGGACGTTGTGGGCGTGCAGGAGGCGGTCAACATCGTTGGAGAGGTCGAGCGTGCGCACGAGCCGATCCCAGTTGCGCGCGATGATGAGGTCGGCAGCATCGGCCTCGATCAACTCGACCAGGGCGCGGTATTCGGGGCAGTCGGCCAGGAGCTGGTGCAGGAAGGTATAGTTGCGCGAATGACCAGGGATGACGACCTCGGCGATGACAGTGGCGCCGAGGCGACGGGCGGCGGCCCGGCCATCGGCGAGCTGGGCGGGGATAGATTCTTTGTCGTCTTCAGCCTGGGCGGTGGTGGATACGGCGGCATAGATGATGGCGCGCATGGCACCTCCTGGGGATAGGATAGCAGAGATTGGCGCTTGGGCACGAAAGTCGCCGGAAACAGGCGTAAATCCCATTGACAGCAATAGAACGTATGTTCTATTATAAGGGGGGTGAGACGGACAAGCAAGGAGGCATAGGCAAGACCATGAGACAACGCAACCCCCGGCGTGGCAGTCGTCAAATGGCATCGTGCGTGGCGGCGCCGATGATGACCGTGTGCGAGAGAAAGTGGCGCCTGGGGCAGACGGCGGTGCGCTGGGGTCTGGGACAGATGCGCGAGGTCTGGTGGGAGCGAGTGTGGGAGCTGCTGTTCCCGCGGGACTAGGCGGTTGGGTTAGGCTGCTCGCCTGGTTGTGTCAGTGATGCAGACGCCAAGCGCGTCAGCACATACGTTGTCGGTGGGTTCGGTGCCAACGGGCTGTAGATTCGCTTCCAATGAACGGTCGCAGAGTACGGAACGCCAAGTTTGGCGGTGCGAATATCGTCCAAGGCGTCATCAGCCACGTCGCCGTGATACATCGTCTTCTCACGGTCAACGGTACGTAGCTCGAACTTCTTGCTGCTGAGCATGAAGCCCTCCAGCACACCAAAGACGTGTAAGTCGTCTTCCTCCTCATGACGTACTGTTCCCAGATAGCCAAGGGTGGATTGCGCATCGCGGATAGTGATGGCCGCGTGACCGGCGTAGTCCGATGCCGGCGAGTACCAATCCAGGCGCGCCGAAACCTGCGAGGATACGACCTGGCTAAGCAGGTCCGCATAGCGGGATATTACGCGCTCCAGTTCCGAGGTGAGCATGGGCTTGAGTAGCTCGTCATTGCCCGTGGCCGCCAGAAGCTCGGAGAGCTTTACGAGCGCCTGGTCAATATCAGTGGCATCAAACAGCGTGCGGAGTGGGGTCGCGCTCAACTCCACGCGGAAGGAGCCTGGACCCGTGCCCACCACGGACAACTCTGCGAACTCTTGCACTCTCCCAGGAAGCGGACCTCGAGCAGTGGATGGTCCGAAGATCGTCTGACCAATCGCTGCAAAGATATCCTGCATGGCGGTGAGAAAGCCCCCGAGCAGTTTGGCCGGAAACTCGGTGCGCGAGATCAGTGGCGATTGAAGGCTGAGATCAATGGCCGTGCGTTGCGACTGTCTAGCGCGGACACGAAGATTATCTGCCACCTGCGGACTATGCGACTCCTGGGGCAACTCGGCATACTCGCCAGGATAGGGCAGTTCGTCCTCAGTGAGATCCGCACAGCGTACAGACTCGATAGACGACAGCAAATCGCCGGTCTGGCTATCCTGGCGAATGCGGAAGACCTGGGCCTTCTCTGCCTTGGCGAAGGCGTCGTGAAGGTCCATGGCGCCCGAACGAACATGCTGCCATCGCCGGGGCGACATCTCGGCGTATAACCAAGACTCAGCGCCATCTGCCTCGTCCACCAAGCAAGCCAGATAGAGATGATCAACCTCATTCTGGCACGTGAAGAGCAACGGCCGGTCATAGTATGCAATTACCTCGGTGATGCGTAGATCCCCGAGGCGCGTATCGGTAGGAAGATAGCTCATGTCTGGTCCAATATCGCCTCAATGCCATTGACAGCTGACACTGGGTCAACCCCAAGTGGCGTCCACCAGGTGAGGTGCTGTTTGCTGGTGTTGCTGGGCGTAGCCATAACACGGCCCCAGTCTGGCGACAACGCCAGCTCGGCGAGCGCACGGTGCTTTTTGCGAAGGCTAGGGACTTTGCGCCAAGCCGCTATTGCGGCGTCTTTGCTCGGGTACACCGACAGCCCACAACACTGACAAGCTTTGTGCTCTGGCCACGTGCGCTCTGGAAACTCAACCCACCAGGATCGGAAATCGGCGGGTGACGGGTGCGAGCTGCAAATAAGGCGATAAACCTGTCCGCCCGCAAAACGGGAATCGGGCGGTGGGCATTCCGCTGGAAAATAATCAGGCCATCTCAATGCAAATATACTCCATGGAGACACCAAAGTCTAGATGGACGTTATCGCTCGCGTGAGGCATATCCTTTCCGCACCACGCGCATGATGAACGAATTGAGCCCATGTCCCTGTGCTGCGAGCAGCTTCATCTGGGCGATGTTACCTGGCCCAGCGCTGGCGTCGGTATACAGATACTGAGAGCCGTCGGTGAAGAGAACGCGAATGTAGCCGTCACCGCACTCATACGCGGCCACGCTTGAGTCGCCGCCAACATTCAGATAGCGTTGCATGGATCACCTCCAGTTACTATGCCGCCCTACCGCGGCGCCAGGCTCCAATCTCCGTCCGCCTCCACCTCCCAGAAGCAGATCGTCTTGCCGAAGCGTACCATGATTGAGCCACTGACAGGGCCGATTTCGTTCTGCACGAGGTCCGAGCCGTCGGCGCAGTGGAGCAGGACCACGAAATTGCGGCTACCATTGTGGTTCACCTCCCAGGCGCCCATGCTCGGCGGCGCAAATAGAGCGCTGACCGCGTCCCCATGGCCGGAGAAGGACGCGGTGCCACCCAGCTTCATGGGCTCGATGCGTACCGACCACGGGCCATCTGCGTCAATGGCCAGGGCGAGCGGTTCGAGGCCGGACAGGGGCCGCTGGCCGGCGTAGGCACCAATCGTATTGATCAGAAGATCGTGATCATCGCCCTGAAAGGTCTCAACGATAAAGTTGCGCTGGCCTGAATGCTGGAACTCGGCTACGCATAAAGAGGCCGGCAAGGCGAAGGGATCAGTCACATATTGACCTGATCCCGAGATGACCACCGGCTCAGGCGTATTGGTAGGCGTCGCCGTGGGCAATGGCGTGTCGGTGGGCCCGGGTGTATTGGTGGATGTCGCCGTCGGGCGCGGGGTATCCGTGGGAGCAGGCGTGTTTGTGGGCCGAGATGTCTTTGAGGGCCGCGGGCTATTCGTAGAACGTGGAGTGCTGGTTGGACGCGGCGTGCGCGTCGCAGCAGTGGCACTGACCTCAGAGGTACGCTCGCCAGAATCGTCGCTGGGAGAGGCGATGGCGGCGATGATGATGATGAGCAAGAGCACGCCGAAGGCAATGCCTGCCCACTTGAGCCCAGTGCGGAAGCAGCCTTTGCGCTGAGGGGGCGCAGGAGGGGCCTGGTTGGGGGGCATCTCAACAGGGGCAACGCCAGCTGGCGACAAGTCTGCGCCGCAATTGCCACAGAAGCGGTGTCCTTCGGGTACCTCGACCCCACATTGGGGGCATGTTGACGACATGACGGTGTCCTCCTCGATATCGGTCCGCTAGAAGCTACAGCGTGAGATCTCGCGGCTCGCTCTCGACCATCACCGCGCCGATCTTGGAGGGATCGATGCCGTCCCACTGCACCACAACGACGATCCACTGACTTTCGGCCATGTCGGTCACTGTGTACCAGTCTCGCACCAGACGGTAGAGGAATGGATCGCTAACAAAGTAGCTGTCTTTCGTGGGAGCATGGATGCCCCGGCGCTCGTACTTGGGTCCGATGAGCTGCACCTGGAAATACTCGTCGGCCGCGAGCTCGCGCCCCCAGGCCCACTCAAAGCGTGCGCCTCCGCCGTCAAAGACGTTGTAGCCCACACCCGGCTCCAGCAACACGGGTCGAGGGTAGCCTGAGGGCTGGCCGGCCTGGGTGACCGCAACAGTCGGGACTACCAGGGGAGCTGTGACCGTTGGGGCGCTGGTGGGCTGTGGGGCCAGAGTTGGCGCAAGCGTGGCGGTCGAGGTGGCCGTGTTTGCTGTTGTATAGGTTGGCAGCGGTGTGTAGGTGGGCAGTGGCGTCGAGGTCGGCCATGCAGTATACGTCGGCGCTGGCGTGTAGGTGGGGTAAGCCGTATACGTGGCCCAAGGTGTGTTGGTGGATAGCGCGATCGCTGCAGCGGGCCCAGCAGGCGCTGGGGTGGCCATGGTGCAACCGAGCAATAGAATAGCTACGGTGAGGGGAAACACGAACTTCATGTGAGGGCATCCTCCACACTGGCAAAACTATGCGAGCAGCCTGCCCGTCCTAACCTCCGCCCCGAGGCCGACTCTTGACCATCGCCGTGATCAGATCAATCGCCAGGAGCTGCTCCCCGTCGTCGAACTGACGAAAGAGGGCGAGCAGGTGCTCTTCCTCGGGCGTGAGCTCCTGGGGTGACTTGCGCTCCCGGCCTGCCAGCCAGTCGAGGGAGACGTCCAGCGCGTCGGCCAGGGAGATGGCAACATCTATGCGGGGGCGCGTCTTGCCTAGAATGATCTGCGAGATGTGCGACTGCCCCACGCCCGAACGCAGCTCAAGCTGACCTTGCGTCCAACCTCGCAGCCCTAGTGCCCTATCAACGTTGCGCCCCAACTCATTTTTACCCATGCCACTATTATAGAAGCGAATCGGGACGAAAAGCGGGAATTCGCTAACGATAGCATGAAAAACTATTGACAGATCAGTATAAGTTTGCTATCATAAGCATGTTTCTACTATGTGAGGTGATGAATGACCCTAGCTGAGTTGATGCGGCAGTTACAGGGCGATGAAAGCCAGGAGCAGTTCGCCGAGCGCATCGGCGTACATCAGACCCTCATCAGCAAAATCTATGCTGGCGAGGTTCGGCCTGGCGCAAAAGTAGTGCTCGGCCTAGAGCGCGCCTACCCTGGCCGCGCCGATGAGATCAAGGCGCTTTTTTTTGCTCTCGCATAGCAAAGTTTTACTGACACAAGTATTTTTCGATCTAGCGAGAGAGAAGGGGGAGAGGATGAGTGAACTAGGCTGGTGGTTGTTAATGACGGTGGTCTCGACTGGATTCAGCTTTGGCATCACGTGGCTGCTCGTCAGTATGCGCCTAGACGACATGGGGGGCGAGAGGCTGGCCATGTGGAAGGCCATCGACAGGATCGAAAAACGTATTCATGATTTCTTCGGTGGCTCGGAGTCAGAGGCAAAGCGATGACGCAAGTCTGCCAGTTGGGCGCGCTGTACCCACGTCAGACGTGCGCGGGTTGCGCTGGCATAAATGCCAGCGAGCTCGGTCAGCGGGCACAACTTATCGGCGTGAACCGTGACGGTGACGCATTCGCTGGGGCCCAATGTGTACTCGGCATCGGTTTCCCAGTAGCCCGAAAAGTGCCTACCGCTGCTCACATAAGCCCCGTAGTACGTGCTCTGCACTCTATCGCGGCTATGGCGGCGGCTATGGCGGCGCCGATAGCCCACGCTCTGCACTGTCAGTGGCTCGCCGCCCAGGTTGCAGATGTGGAGCTTGACGCCGCCATAGGTGTCAGGGATTTCCTGTTCCCCGCCTGCGGCAGTGCTGCTCTTTTGCGGCACGACACCAATGACATCTACGTGAAGTCGCGGGCGCTTGCGCCTGTCTTGGATGATGTTCCAGACCAGGTCAATGAGCGCAAGGCCGAGGCCAGCTCCAGCAATGAATGGCGTGATGTTCATGTCACCAGCATAGAGCAATCAGCGCACGTGCGCAACAGAACGATCTAGTCAGAGAGAGGGGAGTGAGGGGATGGATCAGATATTGTGTCCCACCTGCAAACAGCCGCTGCCGGCAGACGCGAAGTTGCCCCTGGGCGTGCGGCTGCACATGGCGCGCACGGCCAGAGGTCTCACCCAGGCAGAGTTGGGGGCGGCGCTGAATTGCAGCGGGCCGCACCTGGCGATGATCGAGTCTGGGGTGCGGACGATGTCACTGGCGATGTTCATCAACGCCGCGCAGGCGCTGGACGTGAGCTTGGATGAGCTAGCGGGATTCACCCGATAGGAGGACTGACATGGCACATCCGACGACACATGACGGTACAGAGCAGACGCCGCCCCGGGTCCGC